ACCACGACGAACCCGGGCGGCGACCCCCGCTCGCCGGAAGCCGCGCGCGCCGAGCGCCAGCGCCTGAAAGCCGACAGGGATTTCGTCGCTTCCCTCGATGACAACCGCCACCCCCACCACAAGGCCAACAAGGAGCGCTGGCAGAAGCTTATCGACATCGAGGCCGGCGGCTGATCTATCCACCCCGCGCCAATCGAAAGGAAAGATGATGGCCAAGACCAAAGAAACGCCCAATGACGAAGCCCAACGCCTCGCGGCCGAGCAGGCCGCAACCGCTCAGCAGCTTGACCCTGCCAATATTGGCCCGGAGCCGGACGCTCAGCCGGAGCCGGTTGCCAATCCGTTGCCGATCGACAATCGCAGCCCAGCCGAGATCCTTGCCGATCCCGGCCGCGCGCTGACCTATGGGGAAATCCTCGATCTCGAGGCGCGGGTGAGGAACGCCGCAGCTTGACAATCCGAGGCAAATCAGACAGCCCTTGAAGCCTCGGGAGGAGGCGCGCATCGTCCCTTGATGAGCGCGCCTCTTCTGTCCGCTACCCGGCGCTCCCGACCGGGCCCGACTAGGATGCCGCCGAACACGGCCGCCGACTGCAGGCGTTAAACGATAGGCGGGCCCGCCATTCTGCACGGTTCGATCCCGTGCGTCTGAGCCGCTACCCGGCCGAAACTGAACCAATCCCGTTCACTTTCGATGCCGGAGACATCCCATGGCTTTCGAGGCAGTTACGGCGGCCCATCGGCTCGCCTACAAGGAAAACGTCCAGCTCGCGGTGCAGCAGAAGCGCTCGCGGTTCGAGAACCACTTCACCTATCAGGGCAATCTCACGGGCCGCCAGATGCGCATGCTCGAGCTGATCGGCACCACCGAAGCGCGCGTCGATGCCGAGCGCGGCGGCGACACGCCGCATATCGAAGCCCGCATCGAGGATGTCTGGCTGCGCCCGCGCCGGCTCGACTGGGGCCGCCTGATCGAGAAGGAAGACACGATCAAGGCCGCGATCGACTATTCCTCGGTTTCCGTCCAGGACGGCGCCGCGGCGATCGCGCGCGGTCGCGATCGCATCATGGCCGCCGCCTTCTTCGGCCCGCGCATCGTGGGCCAGGATGGCAGCCAGGCGCCGGAAGCCTTCAACAACCCGAACGGCAACGTGCCCGTCAACTATGTCAAGACGGGCTCCGCCACCAACTCGGGTCTCACCATTCCGAAGCTGATCCGCGGCCTCTCGATCCTGTCCGCCGGCGAAGTCGATCTCGAGATGGACCAGGCGTGCTGCGCGGTGAGCAACATCCAGATGGAAGACCTCTACAACAGCCTGCAATTCACCTCGAAGGATTTCCGCGATAAGGCGGTGTTCGACGACAAGGAGCGCACGGTGCTTTCCTTCATGGGCATCACGTTCGTGCGCTGGCAGGGCCTGCCGACGGTGACCGGCCAGCCGACCCAGCGCCGCATTCCGCTCTGGACCAAGAGCGGCATGCATTACGGGCCGTTCTCGGATCTCGAGACCCAGATCGAGCGTAACGCGAACAAGAACTATCGCCTGCACCCCTACATGGAAATCTGGTGCGGCGCGACGCGCTCGGAAGACGCCAAGGTCGTCGAGATCATCTGCTCCGAAGCCTGATCGGGCTTTCCGCCTGCCGCACCGGGCTTGCGCCCGGTGCCTTCCCTCTTCCTCATCCTTCAGGAGGCTTTCATGCCCGATATGTTCGGCCAGGGTTATCCGAACCCCAATACGGCCATCCTTGTTCCGCGTGCCATCTTCCGCAACCAGTCGTCGCGCTCGACGGTCGGCCTCTTTCAGCTGTCCAACGCGAACGTCATCGGCGACACGCTCTTCATCTCGAAAGTGCCGTCGAATGCGATCATCAAGCCGTCCTCCACCATCGTCCACGATGCGCTCGGCGCCTCGGTCACGCTCAATGTCGGCTTCAACGAGACGCCGGCCGGCGCCCGCACCGCGCTCGGCTCGGCTCTGGCCGTCGCCACCGCCGGCACCAAGGCCGGCATGGCCGCGGTCGTCACCGCGAACCTTCTGAACCGTGCGTGGCAGCTCGCCGGCCTCGCGGCCGATCCCGGCCGCGAGATCGATCTCGTCGCCACGATTGCCGGCGCGACCGTCACCGGCACGCCCCGCATCTACTTCTCGTTCGATTTCGTGGACGAGCGCTGACCATGACGCTGACCCGCGCGGCATCCGAGCTCGAAGCGGCGAACGGCGCCCTCGCCCATATCGGCGAGGGCCGCATCTCGTCGCTCGACGAGACCAGGCGCACGGCCGCGCGGGTCATCAAGACGCATTTCGGCAGCGTGCGCGACACGCTGCTCCGCCGGCATGACTGGAACTTCGCCAGGCGCTGGGCCACCCTCGCGCAGGATCCGGCCGCCCCGGCCGGCACCTTCGCCTTCATGTATCCGCTGCCGGCGGATTGCATCCGCGTCCGCATCGTCCAAGGGGCGAGCGAGGACGATTGGTGCGTGGAAAACGGCAGCACCGCCGCAGCGGATGGGGAGACGGGCCTCACGTCGATGCTCTCGACCGGGCTCGTCTCCCCGCGCATCGGCTACACGGCCATCATCGGCAATCCCGCGCTCTGGGATGCAACCTTCCTCGAGGCGTTCGAATTCGCGCTCGCGGCCAAGATCGCCCCGCAGCTCGGCCGCGACGATGCCCTCGCCGACAGCATGCGCGCCAATGCCGAGGCCGTCATCATGCGCGCGCGCAAGGCCGATGCGCGCGAACAGGCGCCAAGCCGCGTCCCGCGCGAGGTGAGCTATATCGGCATCCGGAGAGCCTGATGGTGAAGCAGCGGCTCGAGCGGGTTTCCGGTGCGCAAGGCGAGCTGAGCCCGCTGCTGCGCGCCCGCGTGAACGATCTCGCCAAGGCCGGCGCGGCCGATGCCCGGCTCGAGAACCTCACGCCCCTGCCGGAAGGCGCCCGCACGCGCACGCCCGGCACGCGCTTCATCGCGCCCTGGAAGGACGAGACGCGGCCGGCACGGCTGATGGATTTCGAGGTCTCGCTGGGCGACAGCTACATGCTCGCCTTCAATGGCGGCGTCATGCGCGTCTTCCGCAACCAGGCTCCCATTCTGATCCCGGCCGGCACGGCGCCTTACGAGCTGGCGCATCCCTTCCCCGACAACCAGCTCGACGCCCTGTTCAAGGCGCAGGTCAAGGGCACGATGTTCATCGCCGGCGGCGGTCGCCCGCGCGTGCTGGTGCGCAACCTGGACAACGACTGGTCGCTCACGGAATACGTGCCGACCGAGGCACCGGTCCGCCTGCAGAACACGGACAAGACCTGGACCATCCAGGCCTCTGCCGAGACCGGCACCGTCACGCTCACGGCCAGCAAGGCCACCTTCCTCGCCGGCCATGTCGGCAGCATCTGGCGGCTCGACGAAGCCGACCTCTCGACCGTGCCGAACTGGAAGGCCATCGAGAGCCCGATCGCGGTCGGCCAGCGTCGGCGCAACAAGGGCCGGATCTACGAGGTGGTGACGCTCAATGCCACCACGGGCGATACCGGCCCGAACCCGCCGGTGCATGACGATGGCGACGTGTTCTCCTCCGGCGGCAACGTGACCTGGCGGTTCATCTCGAATACCGGTGGCTATGTGCGGATCACGGCCGTCGCCTCGCCCACCTCGGCCACGGCAATCGTGCTCGACCGCCTGCCGCAGCGCGCCGTCACCGCGCCCAGCTATCGCTGGTTCGAGGCGGCCTGGAGCGACGTGCGCGGCTGGCCCGATGCCGTCTCCGTCAGCGATCAGTCGCTCGTCTGGACGCGGAACAACGAATATTTCATCAGCCGGCCCACGGACCTCTATTCGTTCGACCTGCTCGACGAGGAGGACAGCGCGATCACGGCCGCGATCAACGCGCCGGACGGCAAGCTCACGGAAATCGTCTGGGTTCTGCCGATCGGCGTGCTGGTGCTCGGCGCGCGCTCCAATGAATGGCTGATCCGCGGCGCGCAGAATGCGTTCGAACGCCTTACCCCCACCAACCAGCGCGCCATTCCGCAAGGGTCGCGCGGCTCTTTCAAGCCGCATCAGCCGGTGATGGTCGATGGCGGCGCCGTCTTCATCGGGCGCGGCGGCCGCTCGCTGCATTTCGTGCGGTTCGACGGCGCAACCGAGCAGATCGAATTCCAGAACTTCACGACCTTTTCCCGCCAGATGCTGCGTGCCGGCGCGCGTCAACTCGCCTGGTGCCAGGACCCCAACCCGGTCCTGTGGGTGCGCATGGCCGATGGCACCCTGCGCGGCCTGACCCTGATGACCGAGCAGGATGTTGCCGGCTGGCACCGCCGCCCGATGATCAACGGCAAGGTGCTGCAGATCGCGGCCGTGCAATCGCTGGACGACACCTTCACCGAGCTGTGGCTCGGCGTCGAACGTGTCGTCAACGGCCAGACGCGCCGATACTGGGAAGTGCAGCAGCGCTATTTCGAGGCGATCGACGAGGATCAACCCACCGCCGCCGGCGCCTGGCTCGTGGATTGCGGCATTGCCACCGCAGCGGGCGCCGGCCCGTTCGCGAGCGTCAGCGGGCTCGACCACCTCGAGGGGCAGGCGGTCAACCTCTTCGCCGATGGCGTGTTTCTCGGCCGTCGCATCGTGAGCGGCGGCAGCGTCACCCTGCCGCGCCCCATGCGCAACATCCTGGTAGGCCTGCCGCTGGCCTGGCGGCTCGAGACCCTGCCTTTCGAGACGAACACCCCGAAAGGCTCCACCAAGGGGGTCGAGAAGGCCGCCAACAACGTGACGCTGCACCTGCACGAAACCGGCACCGGCCTCATCTCGGCCAATGGCGCGGAAGACGCGCTTGTCTTTCCGACCGCCGGCGTGTCGCCCGGGCAGCCCCTGCAGCTTTTCTCCGGCGTCCTCACCGTGACGATCGAGGTCGCCACCGAGAAGGAGGTCGCCATCGCGCTCGCGGGTGATGATCCCCTGCCCTTCACCCTGCTTTCCATCACGCCCGAAATCGACATCAAGGACCCCTGATGGACCCGCTGACAATCGCTTCAGCCGCCTTCAAGGGCGCCGGCGCCCTGATGAGCATCTTCGGCGCCGGTGCCCAGAACCGCGCGGCCCGGCGCGTGACGCGCCAGCAGCAAGCCACGCTTCGCGACAATGCGGATATAGCCATGATGCGCTCGACCTTCGAGCAGAACCGCATCGACGACCAGATCGACGCAACCACCGGCGCGCAGGTGAACTATTTCGCCGGCGGCAACCTCGACCCCGCCAGCGGCTCGCCGGCGGTGCTGCAGGCCATGACGACGGCGCAGGGCGAGACCGACAAGATGCTCGCCGCCGCGCGCGGCGCCCAGGAACGCGCCGACGCCTTCCAGCAGATTTCCGATCTCGAAAGCGGCCTCGGCGCGCAAAGTCGCGCGATGAGCTGGGGCATCGGCACCACCCTGCTCGGCACCGCCGGCGACCTTGCGCAGATGTTCCGCCCGAAAACGGGTGCCTATGGCGCCAGCGGCGGCTCGTCCGGCGCAGATAACAGCTTCGCCCGGGCGCGGCGCATCAACAACTTCCAGGGCTGGGGCGTCTGATGAGTGCACCGGTCTACATTTCGCGCGGATCGAGCCAGGGCATCGGCGAGCTGCAGCCGAGCCGCGACAATAGCGCGCAGATCACCGGCCAGGCGCAGGCCCGGTTCGGCCAGGCGCTTGGCGGGCTCGGCAATGTCGCCTTCAGCCTCGGCGAGCAGATCCAGCAGATCAATCGGGCCTCGACGGTTGCCGATCGCAAGACGGGCTTCATGACCGGGATCGACAATCTCGGAAAGGAATTCGAGAACGATCCTGATCCCGCCACGGCCGAACAGCGCTTTCAGGAGCAGGTGACGAAGCTCGAAGGCTCGGCGCTCGAGGGACTTCGCCCGGACGATGCGGCCGAGTTGCGCGTGCAGCTGCGTCGCCAGTCCATCTCCTATGCCGGCGGCGTGCGGGCCAATGCGCTGAAAAAGCAGTCCGATGGCTATCTTGCCAATGTCGATCAGCAATTCGACGTTCTCACCAGGAACTATGCGAATGCCAAGACCGACACCGAGCGGCAAACCTTTATCGCCGAGCTCGACGAAACCCTGAAAAGCGGCGTTTCGCGCGGCATGATGACGGCCAAGGCCGCCGAGGCCTATCGCCAGTCCATGGCCCAGACCGGCGACAACGCCCTTGTGCTCCGCCAGATCGGCATGAACCCGGCCGCCGCGCAAGCGGCCTTGGCCGATCCCGAGCAATTCAAGGGCCTCAACCCGGTCCAGCGCGAGCAATTCGCACAGCAGGCCCGTGCCGCCGCAGAAGCCCTCCGGGCCCAGCGGCTCGAAATCCGGGCGCGCACCAACCCGGAAGCGGCCACCATGGAAGCCGGGCGCGTGAGCGGCCCCGGCGCCATCGCGCGGATTTTCGACAGCGCCATCATTCCGCAGGAAAGTGGCGGGCGCGCCGGAGCCGTATCGCCGGCCGGAGCCGTCGGCATCGGCCAGCTCATGCCGGATACGGCGCTCGGCGTCGCCACGAAGCATGCCAGCAAGGACCCGGCCTTTGCCGAATTCGCACGCCTGCCCGAGACCGAGCGCCGCGAACGCCTGCTGACCGACCCGGCGCTAAACCGGCGGCTCGGCATGCAATATCTGCAGGACACGATCGAGGCCACGGATGGCAGCGTCGTCGCGGGCATTGCCGGTTACCATGCCGGAACGGGCCGGGCGATTGAATGGCACAAGGCCGCCGTGGCCAGATATGGCGAGGGCTACAGCGCCGCTGAATTCCTCACCGTGATGGACCAGAACCTTCACGACGGAAAGAACGGCCAGCAGGGCAAGCGCACGGTGGATTATGTGCGCGACATCTACAAGCGGATGGGGGTGGATATTGCCGCCCCGGCCTTCACCGGCATGAATACCTTCCGCGCCTCGGATATCGTGCAGCGCGAATGGGACCGGCGCGAGGCGCAGACCAGACAGATCGTCAACGAGGTCACGGCCCTGTCTCGCCAGCAGGCCGACCAGTTCGGCGGCTTGCTCGATCAGGGTCTCAACGTCAATCCGGCCCGCCTCGCGGAAATCCAGTCCGGGCTGCAGCTCGGCGCGGCGCGCGGTGAACCGCAAGCCGCCGAGACGCTCCGGCTGCTCAACGAGCGGATCGAGATGCTGCCTCATGTGCAGCGCGCCTATCGCATGGCGCCTGCCGAGCTTGAAGCCTATACCAGCAGTCTCCGCTCTTCCTTCGCGCAGGACCCGACACCGCAGAAAGAGCGGCAGCTCAAGGTGTTCGAAGCCGTTGCCGCGCAGGTGGCCAAGGGCGCGAAGGAAGCGCCCGTGCAGCTTTACGAACGGCATACCGAGGGCCAGCCCACTTTCGTGAACCCTCAGGCACAGATTGGCAGCGCCGAGCTCGCGCAGCAGCTTCAGGCACGATCCATCGTTTCCGATGGCGCCTTCAAGCGCTACCAGACCCGCGCCTTCTTCAAGCCCGAAGAGGCGCGCGCATGGAAGGACCGGTTCGAAACCATGGGCGACCAGGAGCGCTTCGATCTCCTGCAGGCCCTGCAACGCAACACCACGGGCGAGGCCGCCTATCGCGCGGCCGTGGCGGAAGTGACGGGCGGCGACAAGCTCGCGGCCACGGCGGGCATGTTCCTGACGAACAACCCGCAGCTTGCGCGCGACATCCTTCGCGGATCGTCGATCGCGCAACTCGACGGCATCAAGCCCAAGGCAGAGGAGATCAGGAACGCGCTCAAGTCCACCATGCCCGGCCTGCTCTATCCCAGCGTGGCGATGCAATCGGATGTGATCGAAGCCGCGCTCGCGGTCTATGCCAGCGAGCGGGGCCGCAACGCCGCGCTCTATGATGCGGGCGACCGAGCCGGTCTTGAAGCCGCCATCGAGCGCGTCACCGGCAGGATCGTGAAGATCAATGGCGCCAAGGTGCCCATGCCGCCCGATATTCGACCTGCCGACGCGCAGGAGGCAATCTACAACCTTTCCAAGGAAATCCTCGATGCGTTCGGCGGCGCTTATGGTCGCGACAATCAGCCGCTCGACCCCTTCCTGATTGCCCGCCACGCGCAACTTCGTCCGCTCACCGTGCAGGGCAACCTGTTCGCCGTTCTCCTGCCGGAAGGCCGCGAAGGAGCGCCGGTCATGAACAAGGAAGGAAGACCGCTCGTGATCGACCTCGCCAAGGCCGTGCAACTGCATGCCCCGCTCAGCAGGCCAAGTCAGGCCGGGCGTCTCAACCGGACCCTTGCCGAGCAATTCGCGGAAGAGCGGCGCCGGCTCGGCATTCCCATGGGGGGCAGCCAGTGACCGACTGGAACCGCGCCGCCGACGATTACCTTGCCGAATTGCGGCGGCGTCCGCCCGCGCGCGCGCCGGCCACGATCGGCGAAATCTGGGACACCGAATGGAAGGCCACGGGGCTCGACACCACATTCGGCGTGCAGAGGCCGATGATGGATGCCTATTCCGAATTGCAGGAACGCCTCACCGCCATCACCGGCAAGGATCTTGGCACGCTCGCGCGCGAGAGGCGGCTGGATTTTCTTGAGGGCGGCTTTGATGGACGTGTCCAGACCATGGGCCGGATCATCGACAGCCTGCCCGATCCGCAGCAGAAGCTCCTCGCCGATTACAAGGATGTGCGCGGCCGCGCCCGCATGAAGGCGGCGGAAATCGAGAAGCAGAGCGCCGACGTCGCCGGCGCCACCTATGGCTTGTCCGGCCATGCCGTCGCCTTCGCCGCAGGGATTGCCCGGCAGATGGCCGACCCGGTGAACATCCTCACGGCGCCCATCGGCGGCCCGGCCAAGGGGCCGGTGCTGAAATGGCTCGGCAAGGAATTCCTGATCGGCGCCGGCGTGCAGGCCGCGCAGGAGCCATTCATTGCCACAAGGCGGCAGGAACTCGGCCTCGAAACGAACAGCATCGAGAACGTGCTCGAGGCCGGCATCGGCCAGGCCGGTTTCGCCGGCATCCTGCGCGGCGCGGCCGCTGCGCTATGCCGTCGTGGAGCGCGGCAATCTCATCGTCTCGCACTCGGCCGACGGCACGGTAAACCCGGCCTTTCCGGCGGAGATCCAGCCGCGCGACCGCGCGACGATGGAATTGCGCCAGCAGGTGCAAACCATCGCCGGCACGCTTGAGCCCTCCTGGCTCACCACCTCGCCCAATGCCCAGTTCGGCGCGCCCATCGTCTCGGATCGCGGCGTGGTGGAGAGCGGCAACGGCCGCACGCTCTCGATCGGCCTCGCTTACGAGCGTTTCCCCGATCGCGCGCAAGCCTATCGCGACGAGCTCGAACGCCTCGGCTTCGACACAAGCGCCTTCGAGCAACCCGTGCTGGTGCGCATCCGGCAGGATGAGCTCACGCCCCAGCAATTGATGGCCTATACCGCGCGCAGCAACATCAGCGAGGTCGCGAAGCTTTCGGTGCCCGAGCAGGCCGCGCTCGATGCGCGCAACCTGCATGGTGGCATCCTCGAGAGCTATCAGGGCGGCGATCTCACGCTCGCGCGGAATGCCGAGTTCGTGCGCCGCTTCATTCAGGAGCTCGTGCCCGTTGCCGATCAGAGCGCGTTCATCGCCGGCGGTCGACCGACCGAGGCCGGAATTGCCCGCATGCAGGGCGCGCTGATCGCCCGCGCCTGGCAGGACGCGCGCATGGTGCGCGAGATCGCCGAAAACCCCAACCCGACCAGCGTCACCATTCTCCGGGCCTTTGCCGACACCGCGCCGCAGATTTCGCGGCTTCGCGCGGCCATCGAGGAAGGGCGCGTGGATGGCGGCGCCGATATCGTCTCGCCGCTCAAATCCGCCTTCGATCTCGTGGAGCGCGCGCGGATCGAGGGGCGCAAGCTCTCGATGCTGGTGAACCAGAGCGACGTGGAAACCGGCGCCGTGCGGGATGATGTGCGCGCGGCCGTGCGGCTCTTCTTCCGCAACGACGAGCTGACCGTGCCAGCCGGCCGCGAGACGATCGAGGCGCGCATTCTCGACGCCGTTGATCGCGCCATCATGAGCCAAGCGGGCGGCCTATTCGACGAGGCCATCGACCCGGCCGCCATCCTTCGCGCCGCGCGCTTCGCCACCGAGCCCTTTGCCGAGCTCTCGCCCACCGAACGCGCCCGGCTCCTCTCGGAGGCCGCCGGCGGCAAGGACGTCGCCACCGGCCGGCTTGACGCCGAAGCCGCACGTTCGACCGAGCAGCCAGCGCCCGAGGCCGGCGCCCTCCTCGAGGCGCCCGTGCAGACACCGGCGCAGGTGCTCGCGTTTGAACAAGCGCGACTTGAGCAGCCCTTCACGGATCTCGACACCTTGTTCGCTCTTGCGCCGGCATCGCAGAAAGAGCTTGTCGAAGCGCTTCGCGCGACCGGCCTGGGCACGGTCAAGGATCCCGGCATCAAGGCGCGTGACGGCGGGCGTGGCGTCGAGGCCAAGGTCAAGCGCAAGGGCTACAACGATATTCGCCGCGTGACCGATGTTGCTCGCGCCGCGGTAATCGTGAAGGACCCAGCCGATGCCCAGGCCGTTGTGCAAGCTCTCGCAAGCCGTTTCACCATCTGGGATGAAGGTTGGGCCGTGACCGGGATTGGCTATGCCGACCGCAAGGTGATGGTGCGCACGTCAAATGGGCTTCTCGCCGAAGTGCAGCTCCTCGAGGAGAGCATGGCCAACGCGAAGAAGGCCGGCCATCAGCTCTACAAGCAGCGCGGCGCCGCCATGGTCGAAGGCGATGTTGCCAAGGCCCAGCAGATCCGCGAGCAGGAGCTGCAATACTGGGGTGGAATTCAGGCGGCGTTGCCGACCGATTGGCGCTTGGCGCTGGGGCTGGAACCAAAGGCCTCGATCTCTGCACCAAACGCCGCCGTAGCAAACGCCTCGTCGATCGGGCGGCCATCCAGCTCGATATCGGCAGAGCTGACCGGAAGCCAGCCGCGCTCCTTGGTGAGCACAAACCCCTCGAGCGTGGCTTCATCGACGACGGCAAGCCGCGCGTCCCAGTTGAACAGCTTGAACGAACCGAGCGACATGGGAACCTCCAAGGCCACCGTTGCACGTGGCGATGCCGAAATCAATGCCCGTGTCAAGAGCATGATGAATGAAATCGGCCCGGAGACGCGCCTGCCCTTCGAACAGGCCGACGGCACCATGAAAGAGATGACCGTGGCGGAGCGCATGGCCGAGGTCGAAAAGGTGAAGCGCGCGGCGGCCGAGCTCAACGATTGCATCGCCCGCAACGGCGGCGGAGGCAAGAACACATGAGCGTCTTCACCTGCTTCACCGCCAAAATCGAAAAGGGCATCGTCGATCGCGAGCTCGGCCAGGGCTTGCTCGACAGCATCGCCGAGACGGAGCTCGAGCTCGGCAAGCGCCTTGCGCGTCATGAGGCCGCGCTAGAAGCCGCCACGGAAAAGGCGACCGAAGTTGCCGCGTTCGCCGCGCGGGAAACCGAGCGCGCCATGCTGCAGATTGAGGCGCAGCTCAATGTGCTGAAAACCGTGCAGCGTGCCGAGGAGGCCCTCAACCAGCGCCGCGACCAGAACAAGGCGCCGTTCTGGCTTCGGGATCCGCGCAAGAGCGCGCTCTATTCGGCCATGCGCGCGCTGCTCACGCGCGACGGTGCGGAGCTCGTGCCCGGGACGCCCTCGGTCTATTACATGGCCCGCAACATCCGCGGCCAGGCGCATGCGCTCTTCACCGATGGCATCGAGGCTCTCCGTCCCACCATGGCCGGGTTCAAGCAGCAGAGCGCGCTCGAGCTCGAAGTGCTGCAGGCGATCAAGGACAAGGGCGCGGCCGTCTCGGATCGAGCCTCGGCCATTGCCAAGAGCTGGCATGATACAGCGGAAATGCTGCGCACGGCGTTCGTGAATGCCGGCGGCGAGCTGCCCTATCGGCAGGATTGGGGCTTGCCCAACCCGGTGCATGACACGCTGAAGATCCGCTCGGTTCAGCGCGAGGAATGGATCTCCTTCGTCAAGCCTCTACTCGCGCGCGACGCCATGCTCTCGTTCGACACGGGCAAGCCCATCGGCCCGTCAAAGCTTAACCGCCTCCTCGAGGAGATGTATGAGAACGTAGCGACGGGCGGCCGCGCCGATGGGCCGAGTTCCGCCTTCACCGGCGCCGGTGCGCTTGCCAAGCGCCGCAATGAGCACCGCTTCCTCGTCTTCAAGGATGCCGAGAGCTGGGCCGCCTATGACGAGAAATTCGGCGCCGGCCGCGGCGTCTATGAGACGATGATGAACCACATCGAGAACATGGCCGAGGACATCGCCATGCTCCGCGTGCTCGGCCCCAATCCCGAGGCCACCAAACGCTTCATGCTCTCGATGTTCGACCGGCAAGCCGCGCGCATGACGCGCCAGGCCGAAGCCGGCGCGCCCGATGCCGCCAAAGCGCAAGCCTACAAGGACAACGCGAAGATCGCCTCCGGCATCGCCAGGGGCAAGCGCGCCTTCGAGAACCTCTGGGCCGAGGTCACCGGCGCCAACAAGGTGCCGGTCAATATCGAACAGGCGCATTTCTGGAGCGAGGTGCGCTCCGGCCTGGTCGGCTCACAGATGGGCTCGGCCATCCTGTCCTCGATCACCGATCCGGCGCTGATGACCATGATTGCCCGGTTCAACGACATTCCGGCGGCCAATGTGATCCGCCGCGCCGTGGCCGGCATGGCCGATGGCGGCTTCGAGTTGAATGCCGCGCAGCTCAGCCTCGTGGCAGACAGCGCCGCCATGCGGATCCGCGCCAATGACCAGTTCATGGGCGAGACGATGCGCACCGGCACCATGGCCAAGATCGCCTCCGGCGTGATCCAGCTTTCCGGCTTGCGCCGCTGGACGGGCGTGCTGCGCTCGGCCTTCGGCATGGAGATGATGGCAACGGCCGCCGCGCGCCTCGAAACGCCCCATGCGAAACTGCCGCAGGGCTTCCGCGACATGCTGGGCCGCTATGGCATCGGCGCCGAGGAATGGGCCGTGATGCAGCAGGCCACGCCGAACGAGCCGCGCCCCGGCGGCAAGTTCCTGACCGCCGCCGATCTCCGGATGATGGACAGCTCCAAGGCCCGGGACATCGCCGATCGCTGGCAGCGCGCCATTGACGAAGAAATGGATTACGCCGTCATCGAGGGCGACCCCGAAACGCGCGCGCTCATGTATGGCCAGAGCCAGCCCGGCACGGCCGAAGGCGAGCTCCGCCGCGCCGTCGGGCAATACAAGGGCTTCCCCATCACCTTCGCGCTCCTGCATTTCGGCCGCGCCATGGCGCGCGGCAATGACAGCTCGCGGCTGACCCATGCGGCGCTGACCTTCGGCGCGCTCTGGGCCATGGGCATGGTGGCCATGCAGGCAAAGGAAATCGCCAAGGGGCGCGACCCCATCAGCATGGACCCCACGACGCCGATCGGCATCCGCGCCTGGGGCGCGGCGGCGCTGCAGGGCGGCGGTTTCGGCATCTTCGGCGACTTCCTGTTCATGGATCAGACGCGCCAGGGCGCGTCCCTCGCCTCAACGCTGGCCGGCCCCAGCTTCGCCGCGGTCGAGAAGGTCTTCGGCGACTTCCTGATGGCCAATGTGCAGCGCGCCTGGAAAGGTCAGGAGACCCATTTCGGCGGCGATGCGCTTTATGCCGCGGCCGGCCTTTTGCCAGGGGCGAACCTCTGGTATCTCAGAACTGCATTCCAGCGTGGTGTGGTCGATCAACTCGCCCTGATGATCGACGAAAGAACGCCGCAGCGTTTCGAGAGGATCGAGCGCGAGGCGCAGAAGAACTGGGGACAAAGCTTCTGGTGGGAGCCCGGCCGCGTGGAACCGCGCCGTTCGCCCAACATAGGCGCCGCGTTCGGAGGTGGCCCCTAAGCCCGATCCGGACGCCCTCTCCCCGAGGGCGACATGACTGTCACTTCCGAGCTTTCCGCGGTTGAACGCAGCTGGACCGGTGTGGAAACCGTGTTCGACACCGGGTTCAAAGCCCGTGACGCCACGCATTGCAGCGTTTCGGTCGGCGCCACCGTGCTCGTGCGCGGCACGCAATACACCAGCGTTCTTGCGGCCGGCGGCGTTCTGCAGATCCTGCCGCTGGCCGGCATGCCGGCCGCGCCGGCCACGTTGCTCATCGAGCGCGTGACGCCAGCCACCCAGGAAACCGATCTCGTCAATGGCGACACCTGGGATATGGAGGCATTCGAGCGCGAGCTCGACAGCAATGCCATGCGCGATGCCGAAACCCGGCGCATTTCCAGCCTCGCGAGCAGCGCCGCCACCACTGCGCTGGCGGCCGCGCAGCAGGCGCTCGAGGGCGTGGTGGCGGCCGTCGCCGGCGTCTCCTTCTTCAATGGGCGCACCGGCAATGTCATCCCGCAGGCCGGCGATTACACCGCCGCCCAGGTGACGAACGCGGCCGCGACCAATGCCACCAACACCTTCACGGCGGACCAGCAGATTGCCAAGGCCAACCCGACGGCGACCCTCAACAAGGCCGCATCGGGGCAGGTGAACGCCCTGCGGGGCCTGACCAACAACGTGCTGCGCTGGGCGCTCCGGCTCGGCAACAGCACGGCCGAGGCGGGAGCCAATGCCGGAAGCGATTACGAGGAAGTCAGCGCCGACGATGCCGGCATCGAGACCGTGCGCCGGCGCGTCCGCCGCTCGGATGGCTACAACACTTTCTTCGGCTCCGTGGAAATCGGTTCGCCCGGCGCGGGCCATTCGGTGCTGCTGCGGCGCTTCGGCACCACCATCGGCGCCCAGTTCGATTTCGAGATCCCCAGTTCAGGCTCGGCGCTGAATGGCCCGGTGCGCGTGCGCGTCTTCGGCAACACGCTCGAGATCGCGGAAGGCGGCGGGACGCTGCGCGGCGTCCGCCTCGACCTCACCGCCGCCGCCGCCAATGCCGCCTCCGATCTTGTGCATGCCGGCAACATCGACGCCATCCTTGGTGCCCGGCTTACGCCAGTTGCTACAACAAGCGGTACGCAAGTAGATTTTACGAACTTGCCCGCTGGCATTAATGAAATTGTCGTGTCTTTCGATGGGGTTTCCCTGAATGGCACAGATCATTTGCTGGTGCAGATTGGAACAAGCAGCGGAATGGAGGTTGCCGGATACGTTTCGACATCGGTACTTGCGTTCGGAGGAAA